GCTTTAATGAGAACAAATTACGGTGATTTTACTCATGGTGTTAGTTCTTTTCATAAGAATATGAATTATCGAATGGAACATGGCGATGAATTATATGCCGAAAGAACTAAAAGGATTTGGAATGACACTGTTACATTTCATGCCGGTGTTACTACTTCAATTGAAGATAAATGGAAGAATATGCAAGAGGTGATTGTTGAAGGTTTTCCCGACATGCTGTATAGATGGAGAAATTTTTCATCGGATATATTAACCGGCTGGACAAATACGTTAGACATAATGAGTGGAAAAACCCGAAGTTTTACTGATTTAATTAAAAATTTATTGACTGACGTTGCTCGTGCATTTTCAAGAGAAATTGGTTCAAGATTAGCCAGTTCAATGTATGAAAAATCTCTTGATGTTCTTCCTGCTGGATGGATGTTAAAAATGTTCAGCGGGGGAAGTGGTACATCTACTCCTTCAGGTCCGGCAGAAGAATATTTGAGCGGAGAACTGGGTCAGGGTAAAATAGCAATCACGTTAGATCCGGCGTCGGAAGAAAGAGTATCAAATATTATTGTAGATAGTCAAGAAAATTATGGAATATTAGACTAAGGATTGTATTATGGCTGATTGGACTGAAACTTGGCGCCCGCAAGCAATAACACCTTATGTTTCTCGAATGGGGCATAAGACTTTAATTACTCCTTTTGAAAGTGGAAAAGAGCAGAGACGTTCGAAATGGGCAAAAGAAAAAAACAGATTTGTATGTCATTTTAATGCCCTTTCAAAATCCACATTTTATGCAATTAAAGAATTCGCAAAAGCTCGCAGTGGTGCTTATGATAGTTTTAGATTTCCAAATTATGACCAATTTGTTAAAGGAACTCGATTAACAATTGATGCAACTGCGGATACAATTGCAGACTCTTCGAGTGAATTCAGCTCTTTGGGTTTTGATTCTGATTATGATATTTATGTAGCACATTCAAGTGAATCGAACGATGGTTATTATTCTCTTACAACAGTAGCAAATAATTTACTTACAATAACAGGAAATGTTAATGGTAATGATGAAAGTTTAAATAGTTCTTTAGTTGTTTATAAAGTCTATACCGTTCGATTTTTACAAGATACTTTTCAAAGTAATTTAATTTCTACTGATAAATATTCTTTGAGTTTTGAACTTATAGAAGTTTTTTAAGGAATGAAAAATGCCAAAGACGATTGATGGTACTGTTTTAACAGAGGCACAAAAGGAAGAAAATTCTCCTATATTCCTAATAGAAATTCAGTTAGATTCTGGAACCAAATATTTTACAGAAGCTGAGGATGATATCGATTTTCCTTCTTCTGGTGGGCATACGTATGTTGCTTGGGGAATGCGTTTTAATGAAATAAGAACAAATGTTACGGGTGAAATCGATAGAATGGCACTTTCTTTTGATAATACGGATTTAACATTTGGTGGTTACTTAGAAACCGAAGAATTTCAAGGGAAAAGAGTGATAATAAAAAAAGTTTTTAGAAATCTTTTATCCTCCTCTGATTATTCTACAACATTGTTTTTTGGCGATATTATCACTCCAGTAATTAATCAAGATGCGGTTGAATTTACAGTAATTTCTCCCACAGTTAAATTTAAACAACAACTTCCAAAAAGAAAATATCAGCCCAATTGTCAATACGCTTTTAATAGTACCGAATGTTTGGGCGGTGGTTCGTATACGGGTTTATTAGCTTTTTTTGAAGATCAGCATGGCCATGATATAATAGCGGGTAGTGGTGTGGGTTTTGAAGTATTGGGTTTTACGGCAGGAAAAGAAGTAACAGTTTCCGATTCTGATCTAAATGATGGGACTTATACAATTTTAGGTGCGGAATCTAATTTAATATTTGTGCCAAATGGGGTATTTACGGAAGATACGGAGTACAAGACTGCTACAATAACAGCGGATCTTTCTAAAGAAACAACGAAACAAACCGCCGACTCCCTTTCCACTGATATTTTACTTAAATCTGCGGCAAGGACTGAAGCTGATAATTATTGGCAATTCGGTTCTGTTGAAATGACTTCGGGTTCAAATAATGGTGAAAAAAGATTTATTATAAGTTCATCTTCCGGTGAAATTAATTTCAATTTTCCTTTTTCATATAATATTACAGCAACCGATACATATACAATAAAACGCGGATGTCCACAAACATCTTATGCTTGTAAATACACATTTGATAATTTTGAAAATTATGGTGGTTTTGCTACATTACCACAAATACCAAAGGAGCCGTAAATGCCCATACCCGTCATGGTAACGAGAGCTGTTATGATTGTGGCTCCCTACCTCGGTCAAAGATTATATAGTAAGTTTTTTGGCAAAAAACATAAAATTCCTCGGGTATCACCCGCGTATAAAATTAGGGAAGCCGACGAGCCTGTGTCAAATGAAAGCCCTGTTCCTATTATTTATGGGTATAATAAAGTTGAAGGGCATGTTATTTATCGAGAACAAAATAACGCAAGAATTTTTGATTTAGCAATTGGTCTTGGCGAAGGTGAAATTGAAGAAATAAAGAATATTAAAGTTAATGATATTCCAATTGGAGAAATTCCATCGCATAGTTTGACAGATATAACTATAAGTTTTAAAGGAATTAGAATTTATGATAGTGATTCTCGTATAGCGATAAGTAAGTTTAGCGGAGAAACGAACGGAGTTGATAATTATGTTATTGTGAAGGGTTCTTTATATAATGATGGGGCTTATCGAATACACGCAAGAGACCCGAAGTATATTGAAATTGACGATGAACATGGTCGTAATTCCTTAACAACTGAACCAGCAGGAGCAAGAATAACTCTGACAACAGATATCGGGTTTAAAACATATCTTGGAACAACAAGTCAAATTGGTGATGATATTTTTAAAAAAGGAATGGTAAAGCTTCAGCCAACAGAAGATAGTTGGGTAGATGAAGACCTTCCTGATACAATAAATGGTGGTTCAGATGGTTTGGTTGTTAAAATTAGGGGTACTGGAGAAGTACTTGAAAAATATACGTATTTGAAATTTAATTTAGATGATTTACCAGCAGGATTAACAATAACAAAAGCAGTATTAAGAATACCTGTTTATGATATTACTCGGGATGGTAAGCGGGCTACTCTTGGGCAATCTTCGGATGTGGGCGAAGTGGTTGTATATAATGCTACAACAGAAACAGGTTGGACAGAAGATGATTTAACCTGGAATACTAAATCACTGCCTTTAAGTCGGTGTAGTGATTTTAAACACGTAAAGAATATTGGGGCTGTACAAGAATTTAAATTAAATAAGGAATACGGTTTACCTTTTTTGAATGACCAATATACTGCGGGTGCCGATGCGACTCTTATTATTAAAGATAAAGAAACTGTTGCTTATGCAATGCGATATGAAGTTGAATACACGTCAACTGAATCGGTTTATAAGAATGCGGTGCTTGAGCTCCATTATGAGGGCGGTACTCCTCAAGGATATAAAAACACGGCTTATATTGCTTTAACTATCGATACTCAGTCAGAAAAATTAGGAAGTTCGCTCCCCAGAATTACAGCAGAAGTAAAAGGTCGGCTGATTAAAAATTGGACGGGTGCGGCATATGAAACTTCATACAGTAACAACCCTGTTTGGTGTATTCTCGATTTGCTTACAAATACACGATACGGTCTTGGGATTTCAGAAAGCGATTTAAAGTTGGCTTCATTCATTACAGCCGCTGATTATTGTAATGGGCAAGTTGCAGGAGATAGGGGCGATGAAAATAGATTTGAATGTAATATTGTTTTTGATAGTATGACAGATGCTTATTCAATGATTCAAGAAATGCTTTTAACCATGAGAGGAAGAATATTCCCATTAGACGATACTCTTACACTTTCATTAGAGGCAATTTCTGGTGTCGACCATACGTTTACTGTGGATAATATAGTTAAGGATTCGTTTTCATATTATGAAACTGATGAAAGCGAAAGACCGAATATAATTAGAGTAACATATACTAATCCCGAAAAGGATTTTAAAATTGATTACGTTCAAGTTGGAGATGCAATTGATATCGCTGAACGCGGTTCACATATTCAAGAGTATCAATGTATTTCAATAAATAAAAAAAGTCAAGCAACCCGGTATGCTAATTTTTTATTATGGAAAGCTAAACAAAATACCAAAGGATGTACTTTTTCAGTTTCAATTAATAATTGCGATGTTGCTGTTAATGATATTTGTAAAATTACACATCCTGTTCCAAATTGGACTGAAAAGAAATTTAGAATTCTTCAAGCCAGTGAATCTTTTAGAGATGACATAAGATTAATTTGTGAAGAATACGATGCAACTGTTTATTATGAACCCGGCACTATTCCTGTTGTGTACGATGAAACCCCGGAACAGCCTCCCGGATTCGAAAGACCTGCCGTTGTTACTGATTTAACCCTTGGTGAAACACATCAAATTTTAGATGATGGCACGTATGTTCCTCAGATCGAAATCACATTTACCGAGCCTGATTATTATTATCCTCTTGAATACCAAATTTGGTATAAAAAAGAGGGTGATTCTTGGCGAATGAAAACATCAATTATATCAAATAGATATTTATTGGCAGTTGATGAGGTGGCTACTTATTACATTCGTATCGTGTCTAATAATACTTATTTTGATTATAATACTATTTGGGATGATTCTCCTCAAAGCAGTATTGCAATGGTGGGTCAAAATGAAACTCCATCAATTCCAACAGTAGCAGGTATTGATTGGGCAGCAAATGCAGGAGCCGAATGGACAACAGGGACAATTTATCATAAAGGTACAGCGTATAAAATGGCTTCGGGTGATACGACAGATGAATATATTTATTTTGACCCAGATGTTTCTGAAACAGGATTATTGACTTCTGCGACAAGACCAACAATGAATTCTGATACTTGGATTATGGCTATTTATGATGCAGTACTTGATGAAGTAACCGTGGCTCAGGGGTTTAAATTATTACATGCGGGTCTTCTTCAAGCGGATACAATAACAGCAGATGAAATATCCGCAAATACAATAACCGCAACAGAAGTTAATTTTACCGTTGTTGATGGTACAAATATTGTAGGAACGATAAATGCGAGTTCAGAAGGGATTGATATTTCAGGTGCTAAAATTAATATTGCCGGAACAACAACATTTACATCCGGCTGGGCGGCTGCCACAAATGCCGAAACTGATATTGATGTTTTGAATACTCAAAATGCTCCGGCTGTTGCAGGAGCCACTGATAATACAGTTGCAAATCTTAAAGCAAGGGTATTCAGGCAAACAACCGCCCCGGTTGCGGATATGGGAGAAGGCGATACGTGGATTGATACAAACGATGGGGATAGACCGTATAATTATACCGGAGCCGCATGGGAAGAAATTCTTACTATTATTGATGGCGGAAAAATAACAACGGGCACTATAGACGCTTCTGTTGTTACCGTGACGAATATTAGTGCTACAAATATTACAACTGGAACGCTTACGGGTCTTACAATTCAGACTGCGGCAAGTGGTAAAAGAGCTGTTATTGATGGGTCAAATAATAAATTTTCATTATTTAATGCTGGTGATGCTGAGATTATAAGAATTGATGATAATGTTACTGGATATTCAAATATACCTGTTGTGGCATGTGCAGATTCTACTTATGGCGGTATTGTGGTATGTGCTAATAATCCAACACTTGCATCAGCCACAAAAAGAACAACAGTTTCAGATGGGCAGTATGACCAACTAACAAGTGAATCAGGGATTGCCATTATATGGAGTATAACAACAGGTGATGGAAGCACATATATACGGGCAAACAATACTTTTTATACATCTGGTGATATTGTTTCACCGGGAACACTTGCTATTGATGATATTAACCTTGACGGCTCAATAACGATGGACGCTGGGGAACTTGTTGATGGTTATGATGTTTCAGTATTAGGATTAGCATCTCATGCCCAAGCTCATACCATTGGCAGTCATACCAGTATCGATGAAATAAATGGTCATGTTTTGTATGTAGATTCTGGTGCATGGACAGATGGAACATTGGCATCAGCTGGAATAGCCGCAGCAAGTCATGCTCATGCACAACTCCATGACCGTGCGCACGTTATGACGAGTACATCAGATCATCAGTCAACAAGCACATGGAGAATGTTTATATCAGATGCTTCAAATGATGTAAATGAACGAGTATTGGGAGCCGCAAGCACTTATTTAAAAGGTGCTGGTACAAGCGCATTTCCAACATGGAGTACTATTACCCATGCAGAGACAACAGGAAAAGGAGTAAATGACCATCACAATCAAGCACATACACACGCATCCCATTCTGGCATATCCATAGACGACCATATTGGAAGTGCGGCTGCTGGTCAGATTCTTTATTATGACTCAGGTGCATGGAATAAAACCAGTCTTACGACACTTGTACGGGCAATTATAGCCGCATATCTTGGTACACCGGGACTTGACGCTGGATACACTATTGATCCCGGCGATACATTAAACATCACTAACGGATTAATACGTAGCATCACATAATTAAAAAAGAGATTGTAAGTTTTTGTAATGGTTTTTATGTATTTTTCTTCCGTATTTCCGCATAAATTTTTATTATCGTTTCTAAAAATTCTGTATGTATCTAAGTATATAACGAAAGGATGGTGCGGTTGGAACAAAAGATATCAGAGCATCTTCAAGATGCCCTTGTATACTTAGCTATTACAGATACGGATTTTGCAAAAATCGTTGGTGGGCAAGTACCTCCCGAATTTTTCTCCTCGGAAATCTCGCGGGACGTGTATAGCATTGTCGTACAATATATTAAAAAATATAATGAAGCTCCCGGCGACCATTTTCATGATGAATTAATGAAAATACCCGATTGGGTAGAGGATGATAAAAAAGAGATTTTAGCAAGGTACATTACATATCTTAAAAACATGCAAAAGCCGAATAAAGATTACGTAATGAGCAGACTGGATGACTTTGTAAAATCTCGTTTATGGATGAAAGTAACATACGACTTTGCCGAATTAATTGAACGGGGAAAATTTGAGCACGCATCGTATATTATGCGGGATGCTTTAAAAATCGGTTTTGAAAAATCCGGTATTGAGGGAAATTTTTTAGATGATTTTTCTGATTTAGATGAAAGAGGGGAACAGCCAAGAGCATTATTAAAATTAGATATGCCAGAAATAGATAATAGTTTTAGAATGGCAAGGACAGATTTTGTGGTGATTGCTGGGCCGTATAAGGGGACGAAATCTTGGTTTGGTCAATACATAGGAAGAGAAGCTCTTTTAGCGGGTTTGAATATATTGCATGTGAGCCACGAATTAAGTAAATATGAAATGCATCTTAGATATGATATGATGTTTGGTGCTTTGGTGGATGAGAAGGAGCCAACCGAAGTTGAATTGCGGTGGATAGAAGATAAAAGAAATATGATATCCTCTGTCTTAAGAAAAAGTGTATACGACAAAAAACTTGTTTGTGAAAATAGAAAAAAATTAAAAGCATGGGGTGGTAATTTACATATTAAAAAATTCCCAATGAATACATGCACTCCAATTGAACTTGACAATTACATTGAGAATCTTGAAAATTTTCATAATTTCAAGGCCGATGTTGTAATAAACGATTATGCAGATGTTATGGCCCCAATAGATTCTTCAAAAATAACCCGTGATTCTATAAATCAAACATACAAGTATTTGAAGAAAATTGCGGATGAGAGAGATCTATTAATGATAACAATGAGTCAAATGAATGAAGAGGGTATTCGTCAGTTGGTGCGGTTTGGTAACTTCTCTGGTATGAATCTTTCTGAAGATAGAAGAAAGTTTGCGAATATAGATAAGGGGTTATTTGTAGGAACGATTCCCGAGTTTGAAAAAAACCACGAAGCCATTGCCGGAGTTTTTGCTAATAGACAAGGGTATCCTGGGAAAAAGTGTATTATAGGTCAGAATTTAACCATAGGACAATTCGCTGTTTATTCAAGACCATTTGAAAGAGAAGGTAATACTTAATATGGAGAATATCATAATGAAACGATTATTAAAGAAAATTAAACAATGGTTAATCAATTATTTCGAATACAAAGAATACCCGTTTACTAAATATGAAGAGAGATCAAGAGAATTGGTACGGGAAATCAGAAATAATAATAAATAAAAAGGAAAAATAACATGAAAATTATTGTGGGCAGGTTTTTATTTTTGAATACTATCAAACAGGTATATGAAATAATACCTAAAAACCCATGTTTACCAACTTTGTCCTGTATTTTGATTGAGACAAAAAATAATGGGATTTTATTGTCAGGAACGGATTTAGATGTATCAAGTAGAATATTTTTAGATTGTAAAATAAAAGAGCGGGGTGCTTTTGTTATACACGCAAAACAGTTATTAGATATTGTTTGTGGAATTAAAGAATCTAATATAAACATTGAGAGTAATAACGATGAGATTATAATAAATGAAACAAAAATAAATGGCATTTTGTCTTCCGATGATTTTCCTCAATTAAAAGATTCTATTATAGGTGAATTTGTTAGTTTTCCTGTATTTCATTTAGAAGATATAATTGAAAAAATAAGGGGTTTTGTTTCGGTGGATTTTCAACGCTCTGCTCTTATGGGTATTTATTGTAAAATAACTTCGGATGAAATAATTATGGTTGCAACTGATGGGCACAGATTGTCATTTTGTAAAAAACAAATCGGTTTAGAAATAAAAAATAGTATAGAAATGATTATACCAAATAAAACCATTGAATATGTTTTATATTTATTGTCAAAAAACGTTATATTGAAAGGAATGTATTATAATAAAAATGAAACGCTGTTTGATTTTAGCAACGTAAAAATATGGTCAAAACTTATTGATGGTATTTATCCTAATTATGAGCAAGTGATTCCGAAAAACAATTCAAAAATAGTGTATATTAATAATCAAGTTTTTAAAGAAACAATTAAAAGTGCGATTCCTTTTTTAAACAATATAACTAAACAAATAAAATTGATTTTCTTACAAAATAGATTAGAAATAATTTTGAAGAATTCAGACACCGGCATAGAATCAAAAAAATGTATAGATATAAAGTATGAAAATGATTCGATTACTACGGCATTTAATGCTAATTTTTTATTAGAAATACTTAATAGAATTGAAACCGATACTGTACGGTTAGAACTTGAAACGCCGGCAACAGCTTGTATAATAAAACCCGTACTTCAATTTGAGGGTTTGCTTTTTAATACAATGGATTTGGAATACTATTATTTACTTATGCCTTTGCGTTTAACCGATTAGATAATATCAATAAAATTAAAAAAGGGTATAAAATGATAAGAAGAGAAAAAGAATTTGGTAATGAAATTAAAGGGCAAAAGCTTGGGTATTTCGAAACTCATGACACCCTTTGTAATAAATACATAGTACCCCATATTAATACACTAACAGAGCCTATATTGTTTTGGAATATTGGGTGTTAAAGGCGTAATTTGAATTATAAAAATTTGACATATAAAAAATTGCAAGAATGGTTTGAAGGCGCTAATTTTAAAACAAAACCATTTAAGCACCAACTCGCTTCAATGGCATTTGCGATAGGAGAAAGCCTTAACCGTGTAATGTTTTTTCACGGTATCGGAACAGGGAAAACTCTTGTAGCTCTTTACCTTCAAAATTTATGGAATGTGAATGGTAGGACTCTTGTTATTTGTCCTAATACAGTAATCAAAACATGGAAAGATCAAATAGAAGAACATACAGATTATACGTATGTTATTTTAAAGGGAAGCAGACAGGATAGATGGAATGCGCTCACAACCAAGCATGCGGATATCTGGATAATAAATTATGAAGGGCTTCAATGTATTGGAAGTGATATAAAAAACACTAAAAATCGAAAAGGAAAACCCGTTAGAAAACACACATTAAATTCTGCGTATGCTAAATCATTGGGTTTTGAATGTGTAATAGCTGATGAATGCCATAAACTTAAAGATTCGTTTTCTTTGCAGGCGAAAATAGCGGGGTCGTTTTCTAAATACGCGAGATATTCTATACTTATGACAGGAACTCCTATCAGTCGTTCTTTATCGGATATATTCGGCGAATATTTGGTACTTGATTTAGGAAAGACTTTTGGTGCTTGTTTTGTAAACTTTAGAGATTATTATTTTTATGAGAATCCTAAAAAAATGTATGATTGGCTTCCTAAAAGAATTTGTAGTCATTGCTCTGCTTTATATTCAAATAAAATTGAACATTTAAAAACCCATAATATGACTTTTGAACAATACCATAAGAAATATTTGAATAAAGAAATGACCTCGGAAGATTTAATATTGGCCGCAATATTAAATACATCTTTACGGTACAGCAGGGATGAGTGCGTTGGCCTGCCTGAGCGGGTATATGAGATAAAAGAGGTTGGGCTTACTGAAGAACAAACTTTCGTAATGAGAAAAATTATACTTGGTTTAAATATCGATAAACTCAACGAAATCACCATTCCGTACCATACTCAAAAAATGGTACAAATTACCAGTGGGTTTATTTTAAAAGAAGGGGTTGTGGTTTATGAATTTACTCCCAATCCAAAATTAATTGAATTGGAAGAGATATTGGAACAAGTAGAAGGTAAATTTATTATATATCATCAATACATACATGAATATAAAATGATAAGCACATTACTAAAAAAGATGCGTATTAAACACGAACTGATAAATGGTTCTGTTAAAAATAAAGAGGAGAGAATCGATGCATTTATAAAAAATAATGATTGTAAGGGACTTATTGCTCATCCACGTTCGGGAGGAGAAGGACTCAATCTTCAAGTTGCTAATACTTCTATTTTTTATAGCAATGGTTATATTGGTAATATTTTACGCGAACAGGCGGAAGGAAGAACGCATAGAACAGGGCAAAAAAACGTTTGTGTTTATATAGATATTGTAATGAAAGACACGATAGATTATATATTATATATGTCTTTAAAACATAATACGTCTTATGTAAAAGGAATATTGGATTATATTAAAAATTACAAATAAAAAATTAGTTGTTTTTTTATCAGAAAATTATTATATTAATAAAGTCAATGACAATTGGAATTTTTATTTGAAATTATAGGGTAGTGAGTTTTGGACAAAAGGAATAATTCCAATTGTCATTGACACAAAGCTTACTACCCTTTTTTATTTTGGAAATAATAATATGGATTTATGCGTGTGTGGTTGTAATCGAACGGTAAGATTAAAGCACCATAAATTTATTCATGGGCATAATAGAAAAGGTGTTCCTATGTCTGAGGAGCATAAAAGAAAAATAAGTAAATCAGAAAAAGGAAAAATAATAACAAAAGAAACAAAATTAAAAATGAGTAAATCTGCTAAAGGTAAAAAATTATCGGAAGAAACAAAGAAAAAATTAAGCATTGCTTTTTCAGGAAAAAATAATCCGTTCTATGGTAAAAAACATAAAGTTCATCCTATGCAAGGAAAAAGGCATACCAAAAGATCTAAAGAAAAAATGAGAAAATCCCATATAGGCCAACCTGCTTGGAACAAAGGAAAGAAAACTCCCGAAGAGGTTAAAAGAAAAATAAGCAAATCAGAAAAAGGAAAGATAATACCTTTGGAAGTAAGAAAAAGAACAAGTAAAACTATGCTTAGAAAAATAGCCTTAGGTGAAATTAAATTATTAAATAAATCATTTGATACTTCCATTGAAATTATTATTGAAAAGCAACTAAAAAAATTCAATTTAAAATATGAAAAACAAAAATACATTAAAGGAGTTGGTCTTGTTGATTTTTTTCTTTCTGATTTTAATATTATTATTGAATGCGACGGGGATTACTGGCATAATTTACCAGGTGCCCAGGAAAAAGATTTAGGAAGGGATTTTTCATCTGAGTTTTTACACCAATATAAAACTATAAGATTTTGGGAACACGAAATAAACAAATCACCAGAAAAATGCATGAAAAAGATATTAAAATTTGTTAATTAAAACAAACAACTTATTTGATAAAAATTTAAGAACCTTGTAACCTATTGTTAGACAATAAATTACAAAGGCGTATAAAATAGGTTTTTTATAAACAACATAATCTATTATTTAATAATAACTTACAAAAGAAAAACTCCTATTACATCTGTAGTAATGTAAAAATCCCCTCTATATAAAAAACAAAAAAACCTTAAAAAACAACAAAAAGTTTATTGTAACCTATTATATTACAATACAATAAAACTATTTTTATTTAATTAAAAAAAACACTTGTTTTAATTATAAAATATGTTATGTTATATATAGAAAACAAACAAACACTGAAACCGCGAGGACGTAATGAAAACTTACCAAGAACTTAAAGATTACACCGAAAAGATGATTGAAAAAGCAAAGACTCAATTAAACGGTGAAGGTGTTATTATTGACATGGGCGATGATGTAAAAAAAGAAGGGATTACCGGTTACCACGCTCGTCAAATGGACGGTGAGTTAATTTCAGGTGAATGTGCTGCCGAAATTACATTAACCGAAGCAGGATTGAAAATTTATAATATTTTGAAAAAAGACAAAAATGCCGATACAAAAGATTGGGAATTATACGACATGATTCTTGAAGCAAAAGCAGAGATGTTTCCTGATGATGAAGAATAATTAAAATAAAAACAAACAAAACAAAGGAGGCGGAGACAACGAGTTGAACACGGCAAATTGAAAAGCCCTACTAAAAAACTCGAAACTTAAAATAAAAATTAAATAGGTGGACAAGAGAGACGCAAACCGGACAGCCGTGTTGACAGAATAGTCGAAGCCTTTCCCACTAATAACAAACCAACCACAAGAACTTAACAGAGGAAGACGCCAGGGCTTAGAGGTACAGCGTAAAATTCCCGGTGTTGATGATAACGTTTTTATGTGTAATTATACTATACTATATAATACACCACTAACGGACAGGCAGACACGAAACAGTTTAGGACGGTTAATTCTGAGAGGCAGGGGTTGTGGTAACAACTCCTGTGTAAAGAACACAATCGGTCTCAAGTCCGATTAAAACGACGAAACGAGAAGGAAAATGAAATGCGTACAAAGCAGAAAGGAACTGCCGCATGGTGGAATGAACGTGCCGATGAAGCTCAACGTAGATGTGAAACAGCCAGAACAAATACCCAGTGCAAGAAGTGGGGACAAGAAGCTCGGGACTGCCGAGCAAATGCTCGCCAAGCTGAACGCGATGAAAATAATTAATTATTAAATAATAACTCAAACAGGAGAGCCTGAAAATGAAAACTTACCAAGAACTTAAAGACTACACCAAAAAGATGATTGAAAAAGCAAAGGCTCAATTAAATGGTGACGGTGTTATTATTGATATGGGCGATGATGTAAAAAAAGAAGGGATTACCGGTTACCACGCTCGTCAAATGGACGGTGAATTTGTTTCCGGTGAATGTGCTGCTGAAATTACATTAACCGAAGCAGGATTGAAGATTTATAATGTTTTGAAAAAAGACAAAAATGCTGACACGAAAGATTGGGAATTATACGATATGATTCTTGAAGCAAAAGCAGAGATGTTTCCAGACGAAGAAGAATAATTAAAATAAAACAAACACAAAATTTTAATTTTTAAAAAGGAGAAGGGTAAAATGGAACGGATTGTTTGGGGGGTTGACGCAACTAGAAAAGTTAGATACGCAGATAATGATGGGGGTACAGCAGGTATCCTTTATCAGATTTTAGAAAAAGGAACCGGACATTTATTGTATGAAACCGACCACCCGCATCTTCGTAAAAAATACGCCAAAAAACATAATCTTATAGAGGATGAAATGTCAGAGACAAAAGAAGAATTACAAGATGAAACAATTACTTTATTAATGGATATAAAGTTTTACTTTGATAAAACTATTCCGTTATTAAAGGAAACACAATTTGAAGAAGAAACAATGGTAATATATAAAAGAGTATATAATCGTTTATTTCCAAAAATTGGTTAATCCTGAGAGATGTGCGACCTATTAATTTCCTATTCATTGTATGATTGCACATTAAAGGACATTAAGTAGGTCTCAAGTCCTACATCACTTTTAAAATGGGGAATTAAAATGAAAATAGAACCTTATACTTTTTTAGAAGTCGGAACTAAAGTTGTTGTTGGAAACCGATTTGGTAGGGTTATAAAATGCGAAATAAAAAAAAGTCAATTTGGCACACCTATTAATGTTCATACAATACATTTCACAAGACAATTTATTTGCAAAACAATTCATGGAAATAAATATAAAAATATTAATAAAATTTTATCTGTCAATTATGCAGGCATTAATGTTCATAATTGGAATATTTAATATATAAAAGGAGTTTTAAAATGAAAGTTTATATTTTTGGAAATGAATATACTGATAGATACGAAATTTATACATTAAGTGGACACATTTTTTTATCATCCGTTCTGAATATGTGGAATTGGAAAAGACTTATTACTAATTTAGTTGGTTACAATAATTATACTATTAAAGAAACCATAAACGCAAATTGGTAAATAATAAATAATTTTTAAAAAAGGGAGTCTGAAAATGACTGAACGATGTGGTGAAAAAAAAGAAGATATCCGGTTTGCTATTGGCGCTGAAATTTATTATGAAGGTGATATGGCAAATGCGCCGGATGCCGGTAAAATCACAAAACTTCGA